GTTGATAAAGAAGGTAAAATTAGGGAGGTTGCAATTGGAGATTATTATTCACAAGCGGCATTACTGCCCTTGCATAATTTTCTACTAAAGCAACTCTCAAAAATTAACCAAGACTGCACTCAGGACCAAATAAAGAACTTTTACTCTTTGAAAGCATCAAAAGGGAATTCATATCATAGTATTGACCTTACGGCCTTTACTGATAGATTTCCGATTGATATTAACAAAGAGATATTAAGTTGTTGATTTGGAGAAGAATACGCTAACGCATGGAAGAACATAATGGTTGGAGAACCATTTGATTATAAGTCAAGTAAAATCTTTTACAAGACTGGTAATCCAATGGGTCTCTACTCATCATGAGCCTCTACTACGCTAGCGCATCATTTCCTCTTATGACTGGCCTGTAAAAGGACAAATCATAATTGGAGACGATGTAATTATATGCTTTTGGGTGATGATATCGTTATTGCTAATGATATTGTCGCAAAAGAGTATAAAATTATTCTAACTGAATGGGACATTGAGTTTAACGAAAGTAAAACTCATGATTCTGAATATGGATTCGAATTTGCTAAGCAAATTAGGCTCCATGATCAGAATGTCTCTCCGTTTCCCTTATCGGCTCTCTTCGAAAGACAATCCGAAACTATCACTAGTTTAGGAATTATATTGTCAGAGATCCAGTATAAGAAATGGAATTCAGATCTGATGTCGGTCGTAAAGAATTACTATATCCAAGTGTTAGGGTGAAATCGCCCGAAATATCGAGCGTTTCAACCTACACTTGAATTAGTTATATCATTAATCCGTTATCTACAAGGAGAGGAGATTCTAGGCAAGGCCATAAGGTCTTACGTAGTCTCACTACTCGGAAAAGCTGGTAAATGGTCAAAACCAATGTATAGAAGGTTATTCACCCAATATATAGCGGTTAAGACTATCCAACAACTTTACCTAGATAGCCGAGAAAGGATAGTTAATCCAAAAACACCAGGTAGCTTGGGAGACCTTGCTACCTATATGGTTATGGAAATAACTTCTTTACGGGACGGTGGAAGTGACTGCTTCGATTTAATCGAATCAGTTCCCTTCCTACAGGTATATGGAAGGGCTGAAGAATTATTTCTAAAGACCTTCGACAACCTTTACGATTACGGAATGGGAAGCCCAAATGAGCGACTCAGACAGGACATCGGAAAGGTAGATATACCTCTTTCAGATACGGGTTTCTATGTACGTCATAGAGACGTAATAGTTATCCGTGCTATGAAAGCCTCTAAGATCATAACTAACCTCTTAAAAACGACAACTAAAGTTGACGCTTATAATGGTCAATTGAAGTTTGAACTTCCTTGGTCGGAGAAACTTAAAAATAAGTATCCCAAACTAAGGGAGCCCTAACTTATAGGATCCTCGGTCGAGAGACCGATTACCTAATGCCTTAAAGGGTGTTGGGTAATAGCTTTGCC